ATTAATTTAAGTCGGGGCTGGCGCATAGGAAACCCTGTGACAGAGTGTGATGTTCTTGCTGGCCCCACGAAAAAACCCCCCCAGATTTCTCTGAGAGGGCTTTCGGTAACTAGCTGAACAAGGTGACCAAACCCGAAATTTAAAAGGAAATTACAATATCTAGCAGCCTTGGAGTGACCAAACCCCTCGGTTGAAATCATCATGAATTATTTTATCTGAGTTGGCAAGGCAAAAAAACCCCGCCACCAGATTGGGTCAAGTGACGGGGGAGAGGGGAACCAACAGCCCCTCATCTACGCCGCATGGGAGGACGCGGCGTTCTGTTCTAGTTTACGCTTCCTTCTATATTGATTAACAATATTACGGCTGCAATCCAATATTGCCACAATTTCATCTGTGGTCATATCTTTATCTAAAAGCTTGTAGATTTTTGTTTTATAACCATCTGGCCTACCACGCCGCCCTCCGTGCTTTTGCTTTGCAACAAAATCTTTGCTTTTTCCCCAAGATGGATTGTCTCCCAAAGACCCCTTGGACTTGACGTACTTCATGTCTGATTTTGCCATTTCCTTCATTTTGGCGGCGATCAGGTTTTCATCCATAGATATTCTTTCCTTCTTTTTGCAGTGATAAAGTGAACGATTTAAGCTCTCGACGGGCGCGGGCTAAATCTTGTTTGACATTGGGGTGTGGATCTAAGCGGAAGCTTTCATCTTGTAGACGATCTACTTGACGATTTAGAAAAGCCAAATGTGCGCGATCCGCTGGTGTAAGATCCTTCATAATATCCCCCCTTTTGACTAAGATCAAAATTTATTTTGTGTTCATGGCAAAATCTTACAAGCGCTCTTGCCTCCCAATCAAGTATCCTTGCGGCCTGTGCGTAAGTGTAATTTTGCGAAAGAGATTGCACCAGTTGAATTTTCTCCCGCTGGTGCCTTGCTTTGATTTCGGGCCAAGTTTCTAACAAATTAGATTGCATTATCTCCCGATACCCCGTTTTTCTATTTCAATTTCAACGATGGCTTTGATTGCGTCCAGAAGCTCATAGCTACATTCCGAAACGATTGTGCCAACAATGTCGTGGCAAATTTGACCCCGCATATCTATCAACATTTCCTCCCCCATACTGCCACACCGATCTTGGTGAATTGTAAGGTTTGCGTCATAAGAGCGAGGGCCACAATCAGACCAAGAAACCGATGTCCTGTTAATTGAGCTTTGCCCCTCTTTAATATCTCTAAAAAAGGACCGTTCTCTATCTTGCCTATTTAACATTTGCAAAGTGATCGCCATTATGCACTTCCTCCACCTGATAGAAGCATACTTTGCAATTTTTCCCAATTTGATGCTTTTCCCTTTAATTCATTAAACTTATTTCTGTAGTATTTTTCCATATGGACAAATTCTTTTTGGTATTCTGCGACCGCTTCCCTTTTGTATTCTTGAATGGCTTTATGAAGTCGGCTTTTCTTATGAGAAGATACATCACCATTTTTGCTGTAAATCGTTATTGAGCTTATTTGGTGGTTTTTTAATTCATCTTCGGCAAAGTTTGTGGCTTCTACTCGGGTTTTAAAAAATTTATGAACGCACTTAGTTCCCCTGTGAACTATAAGCTGCGAACTGTTTTTCCCCACTCTGTATTCCCAACAATCTTTTTGTTCATTTTTTCTGACTGTTGCGGGTGGATACCAGTGATCAAGATTGCTGGACATTATACATTTACCTCCATGTCTGTATAAAAGATGTGTTTTCCTATTTTCCCAATCGGATCTAGCTTGTGTCGCCATATGGGGCGCGTGTAGTCCGCATGATAGTATAAGGCCCCATGCCCTAGAAGATTTCCATTTAGAGCCTCACGCGCTTGCTCCTGCGCTCTCAGCCATGCATCTTTATGCTTTGGCCTCTCTGGTTTCCCGTCGCAGTAAAAAGAAAATTGGCAGTCGTGAGCTTTTGGGCCTTTATCTTGCTTGACTACCGCGCAAACATTATTCGGCCATCTTCGATCTTCGACGCGATTGAGGATAACCTCCGCGACAGCTAAGCCAGCATCTGGATTTGGTTCGCTTCTGGTTTCGTAATAAATCGCCATTGCGAGGCAAGTTGCTGCGGTTATCATTCGATCACCTCAACATCTTCCTTCGGGGGTGATTTTTCAAAAACAATAGCGTTCTCTTTTGCAAAAGAAAAAAGTTGCTGCCTCGTTATTCCCAGATCCCTTGCCGCTTCTGAAAGTGGAAGGCCAGAACTTGCAACGCCTTGAACTAGCGCAATCCGTTCTGCTTTCTGATCTTCAATTAATTTTTTCCAAGTTTTCCGTGTCATGATTATATTCCTGATGAAGCTTGAGTTAATTTTTCCCAGAAGAAATCTTCTCCGAAATCTTCGATTAATTCGCGGGTCAATCGCTCAGAAAGTTTCTGTGCGCGGGTTCCGTGCCAGAGGCGCGGGGTTGGATCGTTTTCTTCCTCGCAAACTAGAACGTCTATTTCCCAAGATCGATAGCTGAGATTGACCCAAGTGTGGCTGATTGCTGATGCTGACATTTTCTTTCCTCCGTTTTTTTGGCGGGTTTAATCCCGCCGTTTAATATCAAAAAATATCTTTAGGGTCAGTATAATCAACGATGACGCGAGGGGTGATAAGATCATCAAAAGCTTTAGCTGCTTCTTCGTAAGATGAATATACAATACCTTCGTCTTTAGCTTCGCTCCAAAAATCTGCTAGAGCTTCTTCATAATAGTTGGTCATTTTTACCTCCATTTTATTAGGACAGGTAAACGGTGTTTTTGCCACTTACCTGTCCTTGATTTTTAAATTTCTGCTATGCGTCCTTCGAAATCAAAGAATGCAACTTTCATTGGAACATATCCAACATCACCGATGCGGGGATCATCTTTGCGGGCTGCGCCTGTGATTTCAATGGTATATCCATCAAAGAGGGGGTGGTGAAACTCAGGGTGCATGATGGTTCCCGCTTCAATAATCCGGCCCTCAATGTAACGGTCAGGGCGTCCAGTCATAGGCTCAAAGTCATATGCGCGAATTTTTGTTCCGATTTCGTAGGCCATTTCTTTTTCCTCCATTTTTATTATGATTTGGCTAAGTCTGTTCCGAAAGCCAAGTTGATGCCGTAAGTGGCGGCATTGTGGGCGTAACTGGCGCGAATATATGCAACGCTTTGGGGCATTTTTTTTGCGAGCTTGCTTTGGCGAGCGGCTTCATCAAGGAAATATTCGATTGTTTTTGAGCCATCGTTTTCAAGTTCACGCATTTTGCGGTTGAACATTTTGCGGGCTTTTTCCCATTTGCTTTCATATTTTGGATAAATGCTTGCCATTTCTTTTTCCTCCTTTTTTCTTTGTACAAGTATCTTTTACAGCAACCAAAACAGATCGTCAACAACTTATTTACAATTATTCGATCTTATTCATCATCAAGGGGGGCGGCGCAGGGGAAGCTTTCCCCGATTGCAATCATGCAATCAACCGCAGCAACCTTTGCATCTGAGAGGGTGGCATAGCTTTTGCCGCAGAGGCTTTCGTGGACGCGGCCAACAAAGATGAAGCGGCCAGATGGGGCTTTGATGATATGAGTTTTTTTGAACATTTTTTTTCTTTTAGTTGCAAAGATCATATTCGTTTGTCTCGGTGATTTTGGTTACCTTGTAATCTCCACCGTAAGATTTAGAGCGGCGAGCCATGCGGCTGTGTGCCTCTTTCATCGTAAATCCAATTACAAAATCCGACACATTATCCAGACGATCAGGACGCCACATCTCAAACTTTACGAAGAACATTTTTTTAGCTTTGAGCTTCGCAACTTTACGGGCTTCTTTTGCAATTTCGGCAGCTTCTATAATCTTGGTCATATCTTCCTCCTTGTCAAATTTTAGTTTCGAGAATTTCCAAAAGATCCTTGCGGCTGTATCCGCGAGCAATGCGGCGATCCATTCCGTTTGAGGTGTCGCGGGCGATCCAATACATGCTCAACTTTTCAATCACGATGTTTTCGTTTCCAACAACACACCAATCAGCCGCCGCATTACCAAGGCCGTTTCCGTTCCACTTGGCCGCTGCGATCTTTTTAAGCTTGATCATTTCTTCCTCCTTCTAAATTATATTTAGGGATTGGGGCGCAATATGTCAATAATCTATTTACAAATAATTGCACAAGTTGACAGATAATTTTCTATCGCTATGTTTTTCAAAACAAAAATGGGGTTTCTATGACTGTAAAAGAATGTGAATTTGTTGTTTCTGGGAACCCAGTTGGCAAAGGTCGCCCAAGGTTCACGAAAACAGGGCGTGTTTATACCCCAGCAAAAACAAAAGAATATGAGACAAGGGTGCGAAATTCCGCTTGGGCTGAAATGGCAAAGCAAAGGTTAAAACCATCAGAGCGGCGCATGAGCGTCATTCTGACATCATGTTTTGAAATCCCGAAGTCTTACAGCAAAAAACAGGTTCTTGAGTGTCAGGCGGGCGTTCAAATCCCCAAGCGGATAGATGTTGATAATCTTATCAAATCAATCCTTGATGGATGCAATGGAATTGTCTGGCACGATGATCATCAGGTTTGGCACGTTTCAGCATTCAAGCGATATGTTGATGTTGATCAGGAACCGCACACCAGAGTTAAAATTCAGTGGGATCAGGGATAGAATAAGACCAATCGGGGCCATAGGTTTCACGCCAAAGTTTTGGCTCCCTGTGCAGCGCTATTTTGCTTGTGTCGAACATCCCCTGATGATGGCCCTCGCAAAGTGGAATTGACCTTGTATCCGCTACTTTATGAGTTCCAAACCTGTCATGAATTGGATGGTGGGCTTGGGTCGGACTTTGTTGAACCTCCCCAAAGCGCTCACAGACGCAGCAATTTTGCTGCCTGATCCACATCAGAAAGCCAATGTCTTTTTTATTTTTTGGTTTCTTCAATCCAAGGGGCGGCTTCTTCAAAAGGTTTGGCATTATTTCAAAAGCTCCATTGGATCTTGACCGATTGCCTCGGCCAGTTTCATCATAGCGGTTTCAAAATAAACATTGAAATCTTGCTGGTTCATTTTTGACATAGCGATGCTGTCGGGAACGTAAAAAATCGCTCCTGTGATTTCGCTGATGATCCGCTGGTGATAGCCGCAGATCATTTTCAATTCTTTGTGTAAGTGATCAGAGGTTGCCCACTTGCCTGTTGATCGAACTACAGCCCCAAGGATTGACCAATAAAGTTTGTGATGCTCTGGTGATCTTTGAGAAACTTCTGCAAGATCAAAAATTTGATTGTTTGGAAATTCTGATAACCGCTGAGCGTCATAAGACGTTACGGGCTGAAATTGCCCATCCTTCAAAACAACGGTTATCTTGGGTTTTTCGCTTGCCATTATTTTTCTTTGACGATCTTCCAGATGGTGATGGAAGTTCCCCATTTGCCAATCACTTTCTTTCCGCTGTCGGAAATAAAGCCAGAGTTTTTGAGTTCCGTTATTCTAGGCTTTACTGAAATTTCTGCGCGGTTCATGATTTCAGAAACTTGCTCGGCACTTAACTCTTTGCGCTCGCGGAAAAGTTCTAACACCTGTTCCCGAATGGTGATTTTGCCTTTGCTGTTAAAGCTCGCGGCTTCCTTGCTCGCATTATTATTTTGATAGCCAATTTTTTCATCAGTGTATGGCATTTTTATTCCTCCAATTTATTGGCGGCGAGACAGCCCCGCCGCCTTCTTAATTTAGCCCCCAAAAAGGCCAGATGATTTTTTCGGGTTTATTGGAAACCCAATAATTCCAGTTCCAACTTGAACCTCATCATCTTCGTAATTTCTACGATCAGCAAAATGGTCAATCATCCACTCTTTTACTTGAGTTGTTTTGACCAACCCTCGCCCATATGAGCCTTTCATATCGTTAGAATTTTTACTGCTTTTTGTGCTTAAAAGGGCGTAGCCTTCAGATGCGGCCCTTAAAACCAAAAACTCTTGACCATCTACGCGCTTTGCGAGTTGAAATATAAGCCTATCACCAACAGTTATTTTTGCGCGTTTCAAAAGGGGTGCGCTTATGTAGCAAGTCAATGCTGGAGATTTACCGCTTTGAAGCTTGACTATTGACCCTGTTCTTCTTTCAGAGATTGGCAATATTTCGTCTATGATTTCAAAATCCATTTTTCCATCCACTTTCGGAGTTATTTTTTTTGTGGGTGATGATTTTCTAAAAAGGAATTTCATCATCTTGGTAATCAGGATTTCCACTTGCCCCTGATCCTTGATTTAAATTCTGCCCTCCCTCTTGTGATTTGGCTTGCCCTTGAAGCGTCACTTCTGAAACCTCAATTTCCATGTAGGTTTTTCCCTCGTATTCGCGGGTATCAAATGACCCACTAACACAAACGGAAGTTCCTTTTTTGATGTAGGATGAGAGGCGTTCCCCCCTCACCCCCCACATTGAGCAGTTGAACCAGATGGTATGCTCGTTTTCACCCCAGCCCGCTTTGACCGCGACTGAAAATCCAAGAACACTTTTACCCGTCTGGGTCTGTCGGATAGTGCTATCTTGCCCAACATTACCCGCAATGGTGATATTTCTCATTTATTGAGTTCTCCAAATTCTGATTTCACCGCCCTCAAATTCGCGCTTTGCAACCGTCATATTGAGCCGCCGCGCTGTTTGGTAAAGTGAATTAAATTTCACCTGATCCGTTGCAATGAAACTGTCGCCAACTTCCATCTGCTCCAGAATTTTGACCATTGCCCCTGATCTTTTAGCTTCGGGCATTGGAATACCTTTTTCGATTTTAACATTTACTTTTTTCATGGCTTATTCTCCTATCGCCAGTTTGAGTGCATTACGCACTTCCAAGCCTTTGGGCTTGTCCATTTGCTCCAAAGCAAAAATTTTGCTTTCAAGCTCAATCTCTTTATCCCGCAGCAATTCGGAGTTTTTTGATTTTATCCAAGAAATCATCCCGTCACGCATTTTTGATGCGCTGGGTTTTTCTTCCGCCTTCTTCGCGGGTGGATTTGATGCTTTGTTGCCATCATCATCATTCGCATCTTCGTCAGGCTCTATCCCAGCCAGACCCAGAAGCCCGTAACGCTTCGCATAAGTCATGGCGCTGCCGAAGCCTTGCATATTGTTTTTGTCGATTATCAAATAAACACGGCTCTCAAAACTCTGGCCTGTGACATGATGAAAGGACGTTTCGACAAAATGACCAAGCTCATCTTTCCCAGCGCGTTGAACCAAAGCGAAACCATTGGCTTGCAGGGCGGGCATTACAGCCTTGAACACTGATTGAAGGCTCGCATATTTATTTTTGAAATGAGGGTTCACGCTGTCTTTGTGTGGCGTTCCCATTTCATCTTGCGCCTTGATTAAAGATTTAATTGCTTCGCTCATTATTTCATCCTTACTGAAATGGTTGCGGGGCCAGTTTCTAAAGTTGCCCCTTCTATTTTTTCACCAGCCGAAAGAAGGACTTTTATTACCGACTTATCAGGCGTTCTAGTAACCTTGCAAAGCTGGGTCGGAATTTCCTCTGGGTTGGTAATCACAACTCTCTCTGACCCTTCACGCAGCGACACAGTTGCCAGCGCGTGAGGAATTTTCTTCTGGCCCGTTAAGGCAAGGATTGATTGCAAGCTTCTCTTAATGGTGTCCTTGCGATATTTTACAATATCTCTCCGATCACTGTAAATTTTGATCAGGTAAGAAAGCTTTTCAATATCAGCATCTGCGGCGTTTAAATCCTCAAGAGCAGATCCGACAATATCTAAAACATCTGTTTCGCCATGAAGCGTATCCCAGAATGTATCTAAATCTTCGGAATAAGGCTCAAGGATTTCCGAAACCATGCGGATGGCATTGGCATCCATCCTCATGACTGCACCGTCATCATTGGCGCTGTATCGGCGGCAACGTCATCGTCGTACTGCTTACAAGCCTTATCAATGGCCGCATCTATAATTCTCCCTGCAAAAACAGGAAATGAACTTTCAAGATATTCCGTGTGACTGATTTGATCAGCGTCAGCTTTCTTCATCAGGTCGAGCGTATTTTCCAATATGGCGGCTGCTATGGCCGCTTTCATAGCGACTGGGGTGGGGTGTGACATTTTTTTTCTCCATTTTTATTACCACCAACTTAAACGCTGTTTTTCTAAATACAAGCCCCTTTTTAATTTTATTTTTCGTAATTCATTTTTGAATAAGGTTATGTGTCTCCACAATAACTCTTGAGACGCTATGGTATCTCTTGGTCATAAATGACGCTAAATAGATCTCTCTATATGCAGTATAAGCCAAGTGGATCTATGTATGTCTACAACTCAACGTACTACATATAGAGTAATGGAAAGTCGAAGATCATTTTTTCATCGTCGGCAAAGTTGACATTGCGTTTGATCGGGGATAAAAGAAAAAAGGCGCTGATTAAAAAAACCAGCGCCAAGTAAAAATGGAGGAAGGATGTGTCGCACCCTACCCGTGCAAGGTAGGGCATATTCCTTCTTAAATCAATGGAGGATAAAATGTCTCATAAGATGACAGCGCTCGCAATGGAGCAAAAAGGCTTAAAGCCATCTGCCAAGATCGTTCTTTATTGGCTGGCAGACCATCACAATGGCGAAACTGGTGATTGCTTTCCCAGCCATAAGAGGCTTGCGGATCTATGCGAAATGTCTAGGCAATCAATAATCAACAATATTAAATATTTGGAGGATGCGGGGTTGATCAGAAAATCTTCAAGGGTTCGTGACAACAACTCAAAGACCGCCAATGCTTATGAGTTGTTACTTTCTGATCTTTCAACGTCTCCCACCCATGTCAAAAATTTGGACAACCCATGTCAAAAATCTGTACATGGGGATGTCAAAAAATTGGACAACCATAACCTTGTAATAAATAACCTTGGAATAGAACCAGTGTATTCTGTGGCTATTGCCTTCGAGGCTTTTTGGAAAATTTACCCAAGGAAGGTCAAGAAAGCTGTAGCAAAAGAACAGTTTTCAAAAGCTTGCCAGAAGCATAAGCTCCAAGAGATTATGGACGGGGCCAAGGAATACGCTCAAAGTGTAGAGGGCAAGGACAAGAAATATATTCCCCACCCAAATAAATGGCTGAAAGATGAGCGGTGGAGCGATGAGGTTGAGCATCATTCTAAGCAAGTTGATGCGGAGTTTCGGGGAATGGTTAATGATATTGCGGGGAACTTCTAAATGCTGCCAGCTTTAAAAACCACGGTTATGTCGAATGATGAGCGCAGAAAGCATAGGGCGCTTATAGTAATCAAATGCAAATCAATGCTGGCCCGTTTCTATGAGGCAAATCTTGACCCAGTTGTTCGCAAGGAAATTTATACTGGGTGGGTCGAGGCTTTAGAAGATTATGAAATGGATGAGATAGACGCAGCTTGCAAAAGGCATCTTTCGGAAACGCCCAACAGGAGGCCACATGAGGGCCACATAAAGCAGATGATCATCAAGGCCAGAGGAGAGCGCATAAAACGATTGCCCCCCGTAAGGGAGCCTTACAGCGCTTCTGAGGATAGGCCAGAAATATCTGATGAGGATCGGGAGGCCAGAAGAAAAGCGGCTGATAGGATTATGAAACAATTTGGGTTTGGAAAATAAAAATATTTTGTTAAAGTGAGGCGTGGACGCTTATTCGCCTGAGCCTCACAAACTGGCTCCCCTTGGCTAGGATACGCACTGCGATAGGGGAGCCTTTTTCTTCACCTTCCATCATTCAGAATTTGTGCTATAAATAGTTTAGTTACAATTTTTGGTGATCACAATGTCAGAGCAAGAAACCGAAGATCAGGAAAAGAAAAAGCGCGGGCCTAAAGGGCCATCAAAAGACCTTTCAGATAAGGACTTTGAGAAGCTTGTCAGCATGATTAAGATCCAATGCACACAGGACGAAATCTGTTCTGTTCTTGGCATGTCGGACACAACTCTCAACCGCAGACTGAAAGAGCGTGACATAGAAAATTTTGAAGCCCTCTATAAAAAGGAAAATGCGGATGGGTGCAAATCCCTTCGTAGGATGCAATGGGATGCCGCAGAGAACGGGAACGCTACCATGCTAGTCTGGCTTGGTAAGCAGTATCTTGGGCAGCGTGACAAGCTAAACACAGAGATCACAGGGCCAAATGGTGGACCAGTAATAACAACAGTTGAAAGCTATTTCGTTGAGCCGCCATCAAGCGATTGAAAAGGGAAAAATCTCCTTTGCGCTCCCAGCTTGGTCGCGGCCATTGTTCGCTGGCACAAGGGGAAGCCCAAGATACAAAGCGGCAAAGGGAGGGCGAGCTTCTGGCAAATCCCATTTCTTTGCTGAAATTTTGTTAAAGCGGATGATCGAAGATCCCAATACAAAGGCGATCTGCATCAGGGAGGTTCAGAGATCCCTTGAGTTTTCCTCGAAACAACTTTTGGCTGATAAAATAATTGCGATGGGCCTTGGTCATTACTTTGAGGTTCAGCAAACAAGAATTAGATCATTGATGGGTGAGGGAATTATTATCTTTCAAGGAATGCAAGATCACACTTCCGACAGCGTGAAATCTCTTGAGGGTTTTGATATTGCTTGGTGCGAGGAAGCGCAATCTTTGTCGAGCCGATCAATCGAGCTTTTAGATCCAACAATAAGAAAAGAAGGTTCAGAAATTTGGTTTAGCTGGAACCCGTATAAAAAAACCGATCCAGTTGAAGAATTTTTTGAGAATAACAATCAGGCAAGCTTGGTTCATGTAAATTATTTGGAAAATCCTTTTTGCAGCGAAAACATAAAAGAAATGGCTGCGCGGGCAAAAGCTCAGAATATTTCAAAATATAATCATGTTTGGCTGGGTGATTATATGAAGGATATTGATGGCGCTCTTTGGAAAGACCCAATGATAAAAGCGGCGCAGGGTTCAAAAGAAATTCCTCAAATGTCGAGGATTGTTGTTGCTATTGATCCAGCGGTTACAGCCAGTCAAAACAGCGATGAAACGGGAATAATAGTTGCGGGCAGGGCAGACGATAAGTTTTATATCTTGGATGATTTGAGTTTAAGGGCATCACCAGACACTTGGGCGCGGGCTGTTGTTGAGGCATACCACCATTGGAACGCTGATAGAATTGTTGCAGAAGTAAACAACGGTGGCGATTTGGTTGAAAAAGTGATAAGAACTATAGACAGAAGTGTTCCCTACACCCCCGTCAGGGCGTCGAGGGGTAAGATATTAAGAGCGGAGCCAATAGCGGCTTTATATGAGCAGGGGAAAGTTTCCCATTGCGGAGAGTTTAGGGAACTTGAAGATCAGATGACCAGTTACACGCCACTTTCAAAAAAGTCGCCTGATCGTTTAGATGCTTTAGTTTGGGCGCTTACTGAGTTAAGCAGATCAACAGGACAAGCCGTTTGGAGAATTAGCTGATGGGTATTTTGGACAATATAGCGGCGATCTTAGGGCGCAATCAGTCTTTTGAGCGGAAAGAAGCGCCGCAAGTTCATATTAGCGGGCCGACATATAGCGGAACGAAAAAAGACGGCTTTAAGCAATTTGCTCAAGAAGGTTATAAAGAAAACGCGATTGTTTATCGTTGTGTAAACGAGATCGCCAACGGCGCAGCTTCAATCCCTTTCTGTGTTTATCAGGGCGATATAAAGCTTGAAGCCCATCCTTTGATTTCTTTGCTTGCAAGGCCAAATCCGTTACAAGCGGGCGTTGAGTATTTTCAAAGCCTTTATTCATATTTGCTTTTGTCTGGGAACTCTTATGCGCTGCAATCAGATGTAAACGGCGCTCCAAGAGAGTTGCACATTCTGCGTCCAGATCGAATTGAAATTGAGCCAAGTAGCACGGCAATTCCAAAATCTTACAAATACAAGCTGGGCCAAGAGGTGGTTAAAACCTACCCCGCCG